TGCTTCGTTCGGTGTCATTATACCTGTATTTACAAGCGTAGCATAGTAGCCCGCTTGGTCTCTTAACTCTGGTTGTAGTGCAGGTATATCTGATACATTTTCATCAAGTTTGAAACCGAAAAATCTCTCGAAAGCATATGCTATTTTTGTAGTAATAGGCAATATGGTTTCTAGATAAAACAAACGGTGGTTTGGTCGCAAGTTAGCGTTGTTACCACTGTCCATTAAAATCGGTGGAATACCTAAAGCTTTTAAGATAATCTTTTCATTGGAAGCAATTCCTTCCTGAAAATCTAAGTCTTTAAAACTAATTTCTGTTAAGTTTTCTACCTCAAGTCCACCGTCTAAAAACAATGGTCTTCTGCCACCAGACTGTGGATTGTATCTGGCAACCCATGCCTGTAACATTCTTTCTTTAATTTTCTCAGAAAGAGTATTTGGTGATTTAAGTACTAATCCAGGTACTGCTCCATTTTTGAAGAAGTTATCCTGAAATCTTCTCATGCTACCTAGTAACTGCATAGTTCTAAGTGCAGGTTTTAATCTTGGTACGCCTCTATAAATAGATTTAAACGAGTTTTCTTTAATATGTATAATTTCTGAAGGTTTGTAATCTATAGTGTTATCATATGAAAACTTTTCTATATAAGTATTATCATCACTATGTATAGTTACATGTTCCGCTGGAAGATGATACAGATGTGCACCATCAAAGTACACAAAAATATTACCGTCAATCAATAAGTCTATTAAGAGATTTCTTTTAAATGTGCTTACATCTTGAAACGGGTTAGGTTCTGTGTTTAATAGCAAGTCTACTCTACTTCTTCTAATGTTCTTAACTACAGGAGAAGCACCTAGCATTTTTTCGCCAACGTCAAAAGGTATTTCAGCAGCGTCATCCACTATCATGTTGACTGCTCTGTTTACTATCTCTAGTTGTTCGTAGGCATTTCTGTAACTATGTACTACTTCCTGTGATTGAATAGTTGTACCTTGGTCACGAGATATAACATATTGCGCAGGGTTTTCTTTAACCTCGTCGCTTCTGTTTATAAATCTATCATACCATGCCATATTTGTCTCTCTGTATCTCGACCCATCTTTGTTGTTTTAGGGCTGTTACTAGCTTTGGGCGTTTTCCGTATATGCCATGTAATCTTAAGTGATGACTATGACATAATGTAACAGCATGAGTATAGACTTTATCTTCGTTCTCTTTTATAAATTGTTCACGAAGTGCTAATATTTCTTGTTCTTGAGTTATGTGTATCTTGTTTCTACGTAACCACATTTCTAATAATTCGGTTAAACCGTAGAAGTGATGGAAATCTAAGTTTTCTTGTTCTCCGCAAATATAACATTCCGCATCTTTTTTATATTTAGACTTGGCCTTGTCGCGAACATATTTTACTAAATCTCTTTTTAAATCCATAACTTTACTTGTATAATAGAATTTTATCAAACTTTCAAGCTAATGTCAAGAACTATTTTTTGAAGGGGTAATTAAAATGTAGTGGCGCTTGTCTCGAATGAGTACAAAGCGTAGCGAAGAGCATCGGCCATGTGAGAGGCCATGTTGTGTTTAGGTTTTTCCCTCAAAAGATTAGGATTGGGATCCCATTGATACTGGTCTATTGAAGACAGGCTTTCTTTACATGCTTGATGAATTATTAGATTATCATTATCTACTATACCTGCAACGTGACCAATACCATCCAGTACTGATTTCTTAGCATTGATAGTACTAATATCATAATTTTGTGCAAAGTCAAACCTTGTTTGTTGAGCTGCGGAATCAATATAGATATAATCTATCTCCCACTTAGCTATTAGTTTTTGAATCTGCATAGCGTGTTGTTCTGTTGTTTTTTCTGCATCTAAGTATTCGTCAAGTAAGTAGTATTTCTCACTATCCCAATCATACGCTATAACACAGAAAGCAGTCGGGTCTCTGTACCCTACGTCCATTCCTGCAAAAACATCCATTCTAGAAGTATCTAATTCTGTCAAATCAGAGACACATTCTTCGTGACTAAATGCCCATACTTGTCCCTCAAATACATTAAAGTCTGCCATGTATTCTTGGTTGAATTCATTCTCTGACATAGTTTTTCTTGCTTCTAGAATATCTTGTTCTGATATACGAGGGTTTTCGTGGTAAGTTGCTTTTATGCTACACCATTCTGGGAACTGGTCTGAGAATCCTCTCTGCCAGAACTCTGCAAACCAATTATTTCTACCCCTTGGAGTAGATATAAAGAGTGCTTTTGAGTTTTCTTTATCTAGTGTGGGCCTGAGCGCAACATTGAAAGCATCCCTCCCGTCAACGAGAGCGGCCTCATCGAATATGATGAGATCATAGCTTCTACCCACAACCGAGTCCACTTGGTTAACGGAACCCATACGTATTGTAGAACCGTTTGTAAGTTCAATAACTTTATCTTTTGCATTATCTCTTGTAACCTCCAAGTCAAAATGTTTAATCAGTCCTCTCTGTAATTCAAAAGAGATTTGTGATAGTGAGTAGTTTGGGGACATTAATAAAACATTAGAACCTGGTACTAAAGTAATTAATTGTCCAATTATATTCGCAATATAAGTTTTGCCCTGTCTACGAGAAACAGCTGCAGTAATAAAACGATATTTGGGGTTGTTGATTGCATTTATGATTCCATGCTGTGAAGTGTTTGGCGTAATGCCAAGTAAGTCCATATATCCATCTATAGGAAGTTTAATAAATCTTCTTTCATCAAACCTCATTATGGCATCTGAAAGTATGTCTGTTCTGCTAATTTGTATCAATGTATTTTCTCGTTTTCAAATAAAAAGTAACTTTCTTCTTCTTCTAGTATTCCAGAGTCTTTCGCTTTTTCATATAAGTAACAGTAAGAAGCTGCTAATTGTTTTAGTTTTTCTTCTGAGATTGTAAGGTCTCTTGTTTTTTCTTTATGTAGTACTTGTGCTAAAAATTTTCCTGCATGTACTTGTCCTTCATCTAGCCACAAAAGTCTTCCATCTTTCTCTGGTACGCTCATTTAGTCTCCTATATGTATTAAATCGTTTGATATATGGTCATTGTGCTTTGGTGGAAGATATGGCCACTTCATATATTCCCAGGCAACACTATACCTGTAATCTCTACTAGTATTCTTATAACATCCGTGAATTAAGTTAGGATGAAAGAATACTGCAAAAGGTTCATCTAACTCGATATCTATAATATCTACTTTAGGGTTAAGTTTAATCCAATTAAACACCCCATGGGAAGTTGCATCATGTCTAAATATACCTTTTGTATGTGACCTAGGTACTATTCTTAGACATCCGTTCTCTTTTCTTGCCCCATTTACAAAAACATCACAACTAATTAGTTTTGAGGGGTTGGCTTCTATATAAAAGTTATCTTGATGCCAGTCTACCGAGAAACCAACCTTTGGAATCATCGGAAAAAACTTAGAAATGTAAGTACTTAAGCTCGTAGTTCTAAGTAATCTCTGTGCTACACTCACTAATCGCTTATGTCTGCCCAGTTTTTTAAATTCTTCAACGCAACCCATAGCTCCCTCTAGTTTACAGGGATTGTGTGGGCTGTTCATCAACCAATTACCTTGGGACTGCGCCGAAATGTGCCTTGCCTCTTCAGTCAAAGTGTTACATGTATGGTTAAGCTCTCTATGTTCATCTTTTGTAAGGAAGTTTTTAACCACTACATAGCCTTCTAAACTAAATTTTGAGACATCGTAGTTCATTCTACCACTTAACTTTGTTTGCCCAGTACGCTGCAGACATTTTTCCTCTAGCAATGTTCTTTCTGTGTCTTGCCTTGAAGCTTCTACGCTTTGCTTTCATTCTAGCAGACTCGCCAGCTTTAGGTTTCCCTGCTGTCTTAGCTCCTTTCTGTCCGAAACGTATAGTTTTAATCTTACTACCTACTTTTGCCACAACTATGTGTGATTTAGTTCTATGTCCTGGTGTTCTTTTTGGTTTATTAAATCCTCTAACACCTGCTCTTTTTAATCTTGGGTCTCTCTTCTTTGGCATTATGTTCTCCCCACATTGCCTGCTAGACAGTACCTCATAAATCCATTTAGATTAGGTTGAGTACTGTGTAAAACATTACTTTTAAAAATGTATAGGTCTCCCGCTAAAGGAAACTCTGTAGTACAAAAGGTAGGGTTGTTTTTATTATGAAATAATAAAGCTCCTGTTTCTTTTATGTCATGTAAATAATAACAAAAAGAATACTCTGGAACTTGATTTCCTTGAACGCCTCCTGATGTATGATTGTGAATACCTGTATACTCTCCTGCTGCTTGAAAAGTAGCCCACAGGTTAATAATATTATAACCTGCAGGAAACTCTTTTTCAACCTGTCTACAAAAGTCTTTAAACTCTGGTCTTTGTTGTAACAGAGTTTCGGTATGTCTAGGGTTTACCTTTGAGGCTTTGTACCCTGTGTGTTTGAGTCTTATAAGTTTGTCTCTCATGCCAAGATTATCTATGTCTAGGTTAGTCTTGGTAAAGTCCACTTATCTTCTCTTCTTCATTATCCTACCAACTCTTGCTTTCTTTGCAAAAGTTGCTTTTCTAGGGGATTTTGTTTTGCCGAACCTTGGTCCAACTCCTTTTGGTGCTGCACCATAGAAGCCACCAGGGCCACTCATTGGACTTTTTGTGTTAACAAAAGTTCCTGCTGCTGCATTCATATCTCTGGTAATACCTAACTTTAATCTGTGTTTACGGATTTTCTGAGTACCGTGTTTACCAGTAGGGCCGCTTAAAAATTTAGCCATTCTTTTCTCCTATAAGCTGTTTAATACGCTTATCTCGAAAGGTACACTTTTTCATAGTAGCGTATTCTTTCAGTTTCTTTAAATTCTTTAAATGCTTTGCTCGTTTCATAATCAAGCAAGCTGTCTGCATCTCTAAACCTTTTAGACCTACAATCATTTGTTGTTTTCTGTCTACTTGTTTAAGAGTCATTTTACTTTTTCCTTCTTCTAGTTGTTTTTCTTTTTCTCTTCACAAAGGTTGATACGTTTCTAGGTTTTCCTCCTGGGTTGCCTGCTTTTCTCTTTCTAGTTACTGCTGATCTTTTCTGTGCTGCAGTCATTCTTCGAGCTTTACTAGCAGGTACACACTTAGGATATCCTCCTTTTCCTTGTGCAGACTTTCTGCCACAAGGAGGGTGTCCTCCACCCTTTCTCTTACGAGATATATCTACCCAACCTTCCTTAAACCATTTTGTTAGTCCGCCTTTAGGTTTTGCCATTATTTTCTCTTACGTCCAGTACCCATACGATACCTTCCGCCTTTGGCTTTGTAAGTTTTTACTAGCCATCCATTAGCGTATGCTGATGGATATACCTTGAACTTTCTTTTTGCCTGTGCTTTAACCCTTGCATATAATGTGGGATTGGTAGGTACAGGTCTCTTTTTTGCCACCTTCCTTTTTGTTTTTGTTTTTTTAACTGCCATAATAAAAGTGTAGAGCTCCCCACTCATAACTGAAGAAGAGAACTCTACGTAGGGTATTAACCTATTTGTCCTTGGCTTTCCACACGTTTAATGCGCACCAGTCCATAATCATGTAAACCTTTTTCATCCAACCATCATCTAATGGGGTTGGAGTAATAGCTGCTACTAACGAGCAGACAGTTACGATTACGGGAACAACAGATATCAATTTTCCAATTAACATGAAAAAATCTATCATATTTCTCTCCTCAGTCCTTTCCGCTCTTAACGAGCAAGACTGCTTTACCACATATTTTTAGCCGTTGTGGTTACTACTCGGCTTGAATACGTCTGTTACTTTCTTACCGCTTTTTATTTCGGCTGCAACAAACTTATCCTTAATGTCGACTTTACCGTCTCCATTTAAATCTTTAGGGTCTTTTCCCCTAATTATATTCCAAATTTTCTTAAACATTTATTTCTCCTAAAGGGCGGATTGGAGACCCCTCGATTTGTTTTCCGTGTCATGAAATTTAATCCATGCATTTACGCTTAGTATAAGGTCATCCAATCCTAAACTGTGTAGTTTGCATTATCCCAAGGTTCTGTGTAATCCATAGGGTTATGCATATTCAATTGTTGCACTGTAAGTAACGGACGAGTATCTACACTATTATTATGTAGTGACCATCCTAAAGCTAGTCCTTCTCCAGAAGATACTCCTTTATAAGGGTTCTTCTCTTTTAAAGACTGCTGTCTAAACAGTGGTTCAATTTGTACTAAATCTTTTCTAATTTGTTCTGCTTTCTCTTTAGTTACTGAAAACAGAATAGCATGTTCTACTATAGGGGACCATTTATCTATGTCCTTTCCCATTGCCTGTATTATAGGCTTCCAATAGTTTAGTCCAAATCTTAAGTCAAGATTTGTGAACACTGGTACCATCTGTGCTTTTGCACCTGGCGACCATACTGCTAGATGATAGCAAGAGTTAGGATAAACGGGTTGATTAAACAAAGCGTTTACTAAACTTACATCATCAATAAAATTCTCTACTACATGTAATCTATATGTTAATCTTCTTACATCAATTTGTAGAGTAGGTCTGCCTGTCTCTATAACTGAATCTAAAGCCCATAGTAGTTTATCAAAATAGTTAAACCGTGGTTTGTTATACGGTACAATTACATGGCGTTTACCTGTTAGTACCTTTCTTACTTCCTCTGGTCTATCTGTTAGTACCCAATACTTCCAATCGGGCATCTGATCTATATGTTTCTTTAAGTAACCTAAGTATTCGTCTCCGATGACACTTAATGAAATATCAGTAACTCGTGCAGTCTTCATGTTCTTTTTTGCATAATGCTTTATGTTGTTTCCAATTGTCCAGCAAGGTTGCTTACCAAAAACATTAGGAATGCACGAATTCTCTAGGTCAAGTGACTGGTTATAATTTACCTTTTCTTCTTGCCCTTCTTTTTCTTCTTGGGTCTGCCTACCTTTGAGCCGTATGTTCCTTTGCCTTTTGGCATTATCACCTCCTTTTATGTCCACTTTGGGTCTTCCAACGGACACTCTGCCCATCTAATCTTAGTTTTGAGGGGCATAAAACAATGACAAACTTTGCAAGTCTTCCAAAACTTATTATAGTGTGGACACTTCTTACAAATCTTTAATCTTTCATCTGGTTTCTTCTTTGTCATACTTAATGATTCCTTTGAATGACGGGAAGATTAACCAAACTTTTAGGTGTTTAGGTTTTAATCTTTTTATAGTTGCAAACCACCACTCTTCGGGTTTGCAATTTACGTGGAAGTTTGTTCCATCTGGAAAGTGTTTCTTTGCTGGGTTGCATGATATAGTGAAAAATACACTATGTTTTGCATAGTTGAATATTTCTTCTAGTACTTTATCACACTCCTCTGGATGTATATGTTCCATTACATCTGTGCAAATTACACTATCGTATTGTCCTGTAGGTTTATGTTGAAAGCCTTCTACTGCAGGATCGTAAAGTGTAGGCATTGGTATATTAGCTGCCTCGTGCATTTTATGTTCTGAATACTGTAGTCCTTTTCCACAACCATAGTCTAAAACAGATTTAGGTTTATAAGACTTACAAAAGTTTGTAAACTCTCTGGTATGTCTACGTATAGAAGTACCTGTCATTACGCCCCATTTGGCTTGGTGTATATGTTTGTACCCTATTAATAATTCTAGTGAGTTCACTTCCTTCTCGGTCTTAAATGATTGTGTTTACTTCTTCTTAGATTCTTTTTCTTTGCTAGTAATTGTTTTATCCTAGCACTTACTGGAGTTTCTGTTTCTTCTTTTGCTACTGCTTCTTTCAGAGCTTCTTCTATTTGTTTAGCCATTTATATGTTCCCAAGCCTCTTTCTCAGTTTTCCAGTGAGTAAGCTGCCCTAAAGCATCTCTTACGTTCCATGTACCTCTCTTAAGATACATCTCCCAACCCTCTGGTAGTACGTTTTCTACAGACTTTGTTTTTGGTGATTTTTTCAAATCTTTTTTATCGTATTTAAATTCCATTTTATTTCTCCTAGTGCATAGTTATCATTGTAACTACTACTCCTGATAAGGTTACAAGCAAGAATCCTGTAAAACCTATTAAGATAGACTCTATTCTAGTAGTCTTATCGTCGATTCTATTAAATCTAGTATCAGACTCACCTTCTATATCTTCTATCTTGTTAAAAATTGTTTTCCAACGTTCAGCACATATAGCTTCATGCTTTGCTAACTCTGCCGCTACATCTTTTGCTTCCATTGTTTGTTCTCCCCTTTACTCTGTGAATATTTCCACACTTATGAAAATTATATCAAAATATAGAACTCATGTCAAGTACTATTTTCGTATGGTATAGATTTTAACTGGTTCCGACTTGCCTTTTACAGTTACCTCGTCTAAAAACTCGTAATCATAACCATCCACCAAACTATGTTCTGATATAATTAAGTCGGCGTCATAATTCTTACAACTAGATTCTAACCTAGCTGCCAGATTAACAGCATCACCCAAAACGGAATAGTCAAAGCGAGTACTACTACCAAAGTTGCCCACCACACAGTTTCCCGTATTGATGCCAGCTCCTGTGTTAATTTGATCAAGGCCCTCTTCTCTAAGTGTTTCATTTAATTCCTCTAAGGCTATTCTCATTTCAATAGCCGCTTTTGTTGCATTCTCTATATGGTTCTCGTCAGGAAGCGGAGCTCCCCAGAAAGCCATGATGCAGTCTCCCATATACTTATCAATTGTACCTCCATGCTTGAGAATAATCTCAGTCTGATTGTCGAGAAAACGATTGATGAGGCTCGTAAGTCCTTGTGGATTTTTTTGATATTTTTCTGAAATCGGTGTAAATCCTCTGATGTCAGAAAAAAGAAAAGTTAGTTGTTCGGTCGACCCACCGAGTCTCAGTAATGTTGGGTCTTCCTGTAATTTTTTTACTAAGTCGGGACTTACGTACGTGCCAAATTGTTGTTTGATTTGAAGTTTCTGACGATACTCGGAAAGGAAACTCAGGAAAGTATGATACGCCCAATAAAGAATCGAGACTACTACGATACCATTAAGGTTAAGTAAGTAGGAAGATTTATAGGCGTAACCCATTCCATACATAGCACCTACTATAACTAGTACTAATGTTATTATAGAAAGATAGACTCTACTAACCGTAAGAGCCAATAAGGTGAAGCTAAGTAAACCATAGGCAAGCTTAGCAGAAAAAGTCCATGACGGTGCAGACGGTGCGGTACCTGTGATAAGATTGTGTAGTATATTTGCTTGAATTTCATGGGGGTATTTTGCTCCCGCTGGGGTCGGGACTGGATTGGTTACTCCTTCTGCTGTTGTTCCAAGTATAACAAAAGGAGCATCAATCGGTTCTTTTAAGTATTCTAATAAACTTTGTCTATAGAATGTAGTATTCCAATTCAAAAAGATACGAGCGTTCGCATCAGTATTCATCAGTGGGTAGTTTGGTATTCTAATCCACTCAATACCTTCTGGTGTTGTTTTTAGCTGGTACGAAGGATCGTTTACGGCGACTCTTAAGAGTTCCAAGGCGAAACTCGGGTAGAGTTTTGACCCTACGTTTACTACTAGGGGAATACGACGAGTAACCCCGTCTAGCTCCGGCGTAGCGGTTACTACTCCGATTCCCTTTATTTTTGACTCCAGAGTAGACTCTGTAGGTATAATTCCTGGGTATTCGTATAGCCATGGTAATGGATCCTCTCCTAATTGCGCAGTTCCTACATGAGGAGCTTTTACGTTGCGCACTTGTGTTGATGCCGCGTAGGCTAACACTGTTGGTTTTATGTCAAGTCTTCTTTCAAAGTAAGTATCTTGCATTGGGCCTCGTAAGTCTTTGTTTGGCATTAGTACTGTAATTCCTGGTACTGCCTGGGTCTGCGTTATAGCATCTCCATAAACACTTCTTGGTAAAGGCCAACCTCCATAAGTACTTACTGTTTCTTCGTCTATGTCTACTATAAGTATATTCTCATTCTGTACTGGTTCAGTATTCATGATTAAGTAGTCAAATGTTTTGAGTTCTAAAATTTTAAAAGGATAGGGATTCCATATAAGAAGTCCCATTGCTAGTACAATTGTAATTAGTTTATTCATATTAGGTCCCATCCATGGTTTGCTATAGCGTTAAGTATAATAAAGATACAAGTTGCCATATGTGTAAACCACCAAATGGTTCGTATGATAGCTATTTTATCTGCTTGAGAATCAGTTTCTCCTACCTTCTCTCCAAGGGACTTAGCCCATAATCTCCAGTATTTATTCATTATCTATTATTATTTTTGTGTTGTTTATTACGGCTAAAGTTACTAGAGTATTCGCAAAGAGTACAAAGCTCTCATCTTCTTCCCAAAATATTCCACCATATCTTGCCATCTCGGTCCATATTAGTTTATGTGCTATAAGTCTTGTCAAAGAAGGGTCTGCAGGAAGTAGAGGATTTGCTTCTGATGCATAACCTTGTTGTACTGCATGATAAGTAGTAAGTACGTCTAATGTATTGATTACAAGGTAGTACCTATGACTCGGTCTGTCAAAGTCAATTCTCATAGTGAACTTACTACGTTCTATGAGTTTGCCGTCTATCTCTATTTGGTCGTAATCCCAAGGAAGATCAACCTGAAGATTGACGGATGCGAATACTGGAGTTGTCACCAGAATTAAGAATAATGTTATAGCTTTTACCATCTTGTTCAATTATTATATTATAGCTTGTCTCACCGTTGAGGTCTAGTTGTACTGATTGGACAACGCTACGGATTATTGTAATCTTTTCTGCGTCACCAAATGTTAAAATCTGTGTTGAAGGGTCTTGCCCAAATAATGTTCCCTGTATGTCAAACTCTGAGAAAGCTTGTGCACCTCTTGATTCTTTTATTGCGAGTGCATCTAGTTCTTCGATAACTTCTAGTAAGTCTTCGAGAAAGTTTACATCTAAGTAATCTATGTCTAGTTCGTTAAAAGATAAGTCTTCTTCTAAATAATCTATATCGAGCCCATCGTAAGCGAGGTAATCGACGTCAAGAATATTATCGTTAGAGTCATCATTTCCAACTTCTCCTGCAGTTTCTTCTTCATCTTTTTTAGGTGGGCTCACAATGAGCATGTTGTTTATGATGTCAAGTGTTAAATCTAATATCATCGGAGTAGTTGGTGTACTCTCCCACATACTAGTCACTGTCGATTCATATGGTTTATTAAGTATGACCTCTCCCATGGCTGTTGCAACTACAATCTCGCCACTTGGAAGTCCCATATCGTCAGGAAGTAGAATTACTAGACTTCTTCCTAGTTCATCTACTGTGACTGTAAAATCTGTGCCACGAATGGCTATTTGCGATGTTGGTGTTTCAATCTTAATATTATTCTTATTAATCTTTCCAATACCGCCAGTAATAAAACGAGCTGTGCCACTCGCAAACTTCATTGACATCTGCGACTTGTTAGGGTCGGGGTCAAAAATTACTTTGTCTATTATAAGTTTACTATGTTCTGTAAGTCGGACTTTACTATCGTCTATGAATGTGATACCTATTCGCCCATTAGCTGTACGCACATCATCCATTTGCTCAATGTCAAATCCTAAGTCCGTGTCGTAGGGTTGGTCTCGAAGGACTTGCCCTACTCCACGTAGTTCTGTAATGCTTCCTATATCAGCATGAAGTGGTAGTACCACCATCATTCTGAATAACACAAATATTGCTATTAGACGCATTAGTTTCAATTTTCAACCAGTCGGCTGCTAAAGTAGACTGCTGTTTAATAACTGCAGTATTATTACTTCCCTCTAAGTCGAGGTAGAAGTATTTAGCATCGCTTGAACTAGCTCCATATCCAGATTGGATAAAAGTTAAGTCATTGCTGTCTCCTAGAATGTCCATATACATAGTAGCGTAATCCACATCTATGTCTACTTCTGCATCATTACTATCGCCATCGATAATCCAATCAATGTCTAAGTAACTTGCTCCAGAAATCTCAGCAATATCCATATCTGCAAT